AAGCAACTAGCCGAGATCCGCAAGTGCAAAGCTGATTTCCTCTACTTCGCGCGCACCTACCTCCGCATCATTGACAAGAACGGGAAGCGCCAGCCGCTCGAGCTCAACCCTGCTCAGGAAAAGATCTGGGACGCCCTACGTGATCACGACAAAGTAATGGTGCTGAAGAGCCGCCAGTTGGGTAGCTCCACTCTCATTGCCGCTGTGTTTTTCTGGGAAGCGCTGTTCAACGCGAACCGCCGTGTGGCGGTGGTGGCTCACACGGGCGAAGCGGTGAAAAACATCTTCCGCATCTACCAAACGTTTTGGCAGAACCTCCCCAAGTGGCTCCAGATGAAGCGTGAGGCCGCTAATGCGAACGAGATGGTGTTTGCCCATGGTGCCCGCATAAAGATCGGTTCTGCCAAATCTGAGAGCTTCCGTGGTGCCACCTACGATTGCATTCACGCCTCAGAATACGCCTTCTGGAGCGACATCAAGCAGAGCATTGCTTCGCTCTTCCAGACAGCGCAGGGCGGTAGCCGCATTCTGCTGGAGAGCACACCTAACGGCTTGAATGACGCTTACAGGTTGTGGAACGAAGATACGGGTTTTGAGCGGGTGTTCTTGTCCTGGCTGGACGATCCGGGCTACGTGGCTGATTGGGCACCTGATGATCTTACCCAGCGTGAGCGTGATTACATTGCCTTCAACAAGCTGGACAAGCGCCGCTCCGCTTGGGCGGTGACAACTCTGCGCACCCAGTGCGCGAACAACTGGAACACTTTCAACCAAGAGTATCCCATCTCAGTGGATGTGGCTTTCATTACAAGTGGCCATCGGGTGTTTGATCTCGTCTATCCTGATGTGACACTCCGAGAGGGTGCCATTGAGTTTGAGCAGCCCGGCAAATACCGCACTTACATCATGGGCGTGGATACCGCGAGCGGCTCACCGGGTGGTGATTACTCGGCTTTTGTGATCTTGGACGCGACAGATCGCAAGCAGTTGCGCACGGTGGCGTCTTTCTACGATCGCATCAAGCCGTCAGCTTTCACCGAGATCGTGTTGGCCGCAGCCAAGCGCTACAATGCCTTCTGTGTGATCGAGAATAACTCCTATGGGCTTTCTGTCCTGGAGGGGTTGCGTAATGCAGAGTGGGCTCACTTGTTTCGCCGAGTGAAATACGACAAGTTGAGCAAGCGCTGGCAAGAAAACCTGGGTTTCAACACCAACGGCCAGACGAGGCCACTCATGTTGGCCAAGTTGGAAGAGTGGGTAAATAAGAAGTGGCTCTTACCGCACTGTCCCCGCTTCCAACTAGAGATAAACACGTTCGTGTATAACTCGAGGGGAAAAGCAGAGCATGACGCCGGACAGCACGATGACATGCTGTTCGCACACGCCTTGGCACTGATGGGGTTGGATCAGTTGTCAGATTACGAACGAGAGGTGCAGATGAAGCACAAACCTCGCAACCAGCGTGAGATCCTTGAATGGGAGCTCAGAACGGGCAAGTTGTGGAAGCACCACAAGGCTGAGTTTTGGGACGAAGGCAGTGACGATTGGGCCGACGATCACGCAAAGTTTCTACGAAACACTTTTGATGGCTAAACTTTACAACTGGGAATGAACCCAGCACTTTCAACGTGTCATTGACGTAATCAATGTAGAAAGAGAGCAGTTATGAGCGTATTAGACAGTGAGCAAATGGATGCCTTCGCTCAGGCATTAGCAGAAAACGATGCAGTTCCGGGACAAGATGCCCCTGAGCCCGCATCACAACCGAGCCCTGTGCCGGAAACGGATGTAGTGGATCACGGCGTAGCAGACGCCAACGTCCAAACGGAATCATCCACCACAGATGCAGGACACGCCGTGCCTTATGGGAGGTTCAAGCGGATCAATGAGCAGCGAAAGGAGCTACAACTTGAAGTGCAACGCCTTCAATCACAGTTTGAAGCTCTGCAACAGCAGCAAACTCAGCCGCAGTATCACCAACCGCCTCCCCAAGCGCAGCCTCAGCGTGAAGAGGATGACACGGATGCCTGGTTGCGAGACGTCTTGGGTGGTGCCGACGTCGATGAAACCACAGCGGATCCGCGCTACGATCAACTTCAATCTCGATTGGAGCAGTTCGAAGTTCGGCAAGCAGAGGTGGAACTGGAAAAGGAAATCAATATGATCTCTCGTGAGTATCCTGGTGTTCCTGACACAGTGCTGCTGAATGCTGTGATCGCTAATCCCGAAGTAGATCTTCGCAATGTAGCCTCAGCTTATGAGAACTACGTTGGTGAGATCGAAGAGCGGGCTATCGCACAGTATGTGGAAAGAAACAGAGGGAGCGGCGTCGCTCCTCGTCCTAAGGCTTCTGGTGGTGCTACGAGCGGAACACAGCTTCGTGCCACAGGCCAGAAGAACAACAACACATTGAAAGGTGCCCGTGACGCACTGGCTGAAGCAATAGCCAGGGGCAACATCAAACTTGGTAACTAATCGTAACTGCTTAATGAAAGGATTATAAAATGGCAGCAACTATTACAACTCTTGATGCCATTCTCAAGGAGTTTTACGTAGGGCCTATTCAGGATCAGCTGAACCAAGAGGTTCTGGCCCTCGAGCTTTTTGAGAAGGCAAAGCTGGATTGGAGCGGGAAGCAAGTTATTATTCCCATCCATACAGCTCGTAACTCTGGCGTTGGTGCGCGTGGCGAAGGCGACGTTCTCCCAACAGCTGGACAACAAACATTTGATCGCCTCGTTGTTACTGCGAAGTTCGTCTATGGACGCTTCCAGATCACAGGCCCAGCCATTTCAGCCGCTGGTAAGGGTGGAGCCAACAGCTTCGCGTCTTACGTTGATGCTGAGATGACACGTCTCGTAGAAGACGTTCGTGATTTCGAAAACCAAGCCTGCTTCTCAGGTAATGAGGTGATCGGTTTCGTGGTTGGCCCTGACAACAATGCAGCGGCCACTTTGAACTATGACGGCTCTTTCGCAGAGCTTGAGCGTCTCAACAGTGCGGTTGCACTCTCCGCTGTGAATACAGTGCAGATCGGCCTCATGAACGTTTCTGATGGTGCAGGTGCCCAATCAGCATACGACAACGAAAGCACAATCAACATTGACGGTTTCGACACTGTCAATCGCACGCTTTCCGTTGCCGGTGGTGGTGGTGCTAACCTCCAGAACGACGGTGCCGGTAACGGATACGGCCCCGGAGACAGCCAATCGCAGCTCTTCGCAGTTCGCCTTACTGGCACTGCGGTAAATGCTGCTCACACTGCTCTGTTGCAGGACATCGCTGATGAGCCTTCTGGCTTGATGCGTAACCTCTGCTCTCGGACGCACTTCGGTGTTGATCGCACCTCGGCTACAGGATCTCGCGTCCTGCAGATCCGTGACAATGCGCGTCAGCCAGCCGCTGGCTACGTTGCAGCAGGCACCGGACGTGGAGCCTTGGCTCTCGCCGACATGCAGAAGGTGATCGACGACGTGCGCACCTCCAGTGGTAAGGAAGTTGAAGTTATCCTTACGCACGCACAGGTTCGTCAGAGCTATGTTTCCCTCTTGCAGGGAACCATTGAAGGCAGCACTGCTCAGGGCACCGGAGCTAAGAAGCTCGATGCCGGTGTTGATGTGGTAAGCTTGGGATACGCAGGTATTCCGATGCGCGTCTCACGTCAGGCCCTGAAGGGTGTGATGTTCTTCCTCTGCCCAAGCACGTGGAAGATGTGCCAGTTGGAAGCACCCGGCTTCGCGGATCTGGACGGCAGCGTTCTTCAGCGCACCGCTCTTGGAGCCACCGGAACCGATGCTTTCGAAGGCTACTACCGTCACTACTACGAGATCGTTGCGGCGCAGCCCAATGCGAACGGCGTTCTCGCTGGGATCACGGTTTAGTTCTTTCGGGAACAACCTGGTTGGGGAGCCTTGTGCTCCCCAGCCTTATGTTCCTTAGGCCTTAAAAGGGCTGCAGGAGCAATCAGATTAAACGGAGAACAGCGCCTTGGACATCATCCTATTTCACCTACCTCTTTCAGCATTCTTGCTTTCTGGTGCTTGGTTGATGTGGCGCATTTCTCTCAATATTGACAGTATAAAAGAAGAAAGAGAGCGCGTTTCAAAGGAAGCAGATCTTAGCTCACCAATGGACGCGCTGTGGCCGGAGGAATAAATGGCTGAAGGTTTGTTTGATCCTAGAGAAGCGCAGAGCGCAGCCAAACGCGCGGCTGCCATGTCGATGAAAAAGAGCAAAGCGGGCGGAGCTCTTACCTTGGCCGGTGGCGCTCTTGGTGGTATAGCAGGTGCATTTATGGGTGGCCCAGCCGGTGCATTGACAGGTGCTCAGCTTGGTATGGCTGCTGGTGGTGCCCTTGGCGGCTTAGCGGATGAGGACATGGGTGCTGCGGCACAGGGTGTGCAGCAAGCCGCTGGTGTTCTTGAACGCCGTCAGGCAATGAAGGCAAAGTTAGGTAAGAAATGAGCGAAGAAAAACTACGCGAATATAAAGGCCTGATCGACAAGTATGAGGCTGGTAGAACAATCTACACACGTGTGTGGGATGTTTCACTGCTCTACGTGCAGGGACGTCAGCACCTTGAGTATGACAGAAACGTCAGCCGATACATCTCACAGCGCCCCTCCCCGGGGCGTTTTCGTGTGACAATCAACCTGATGTTGCAATACTACCGAACTGTGCTGTCCAAGCTACAGATCACGGTGCCAAACATCACAGTGCTACCCGCTTCACCCAGCACAGAAGATCTGATCAAAGCGCGCATGGCTGAAGACGCTTTTCAATACTATTATCAGGAGGATGATTTTGCTGAAAAGGCTGCCAAGATGTTGGAGTGGCTACTTACGTGCGGAACTACTGCGCTCCACACTTTCTACGATCCTGGGGAAGAAAGAGTGCGAACTGAGGTTGTTTCTCCCTATGATATCTACGTTGAGAAGGGAGCTCAGAGTGACAAGCAGAGCCGCTTTATTGCTATACGTCAGTTCGTCACCAAGGGTGATCTAAAGGAAGCGTATCCTGATCACGCTGATGCGATCGATGACGCACCTACAGCCACATCAGACACATACGACACAGGCAACACAAACTATCAAACACTAGATGATCGAGTGATTATCTTTGAAATATACGGTAACGATGGAACAACCGGAGTGATGATGGGTAACACCATTCTGTTCGAAGGCGAATGGAGCGGAAAACACCCAATCAATATCATCAGATACACGGAAGTGCCGGGGCGTTACTGGGGTATCGGGCTTTTGGAGCCAATGGTTGAGTTACAAAATCTTTACAACAGATCGCGTGCCCAAGTGGTAACCAACGTTGAGCTAATGTCAAATCCAAAATGGCTGATACCCAAAACGGCTGGAGTTTCTGCAGATCAGATCAAAGGCCGGCCCGGCGAAAAGGTGTATTACAATGCAGCAGGTGGCGTTCCTCAAATGGTAAATGCGGCACCAATACCTGGCTACGTCCTCGATAATATCTCTCGCATTCAAGCAGAGATGCAGGACGTAGCTGGAATACACTCTACTACACTGGGAAGACGTGCTGTTGGTGTGACATCTGGTAAAGCTATCGAAGCTCTTGCCTCACAAGATGTCAGCCAGCTGCAGGTTACACAGAAGAATATTGAAAAAGCAGTGAAGCACCTTGCAGAGAGAGTGTTACAGCTGATGAAAGAACACTATCCAGAAAGCAAGATGATGCGTATGCTGGATAACACAGGCAAGGTAATATTCAAGGAGCTCAGAAGAACAGATCTGCTAGAAGATCCAGAGATCTTTGTGGAAGCCGGTTCCATGTTTGCTGATGAGGCGGAAGCCAGAGATCAGAGAGTGATGGGCATGTTGCAAGCACAGATCATTACACCACAAGAAGCACGTGTTGCACTGATGCGTCACACTGGCTTGGATTTTGTAACCAAGGAAACCGTGGAACGCGCACACGCACTTGAGATCTTGGCTGCCATTAAGAGCGGTGACGAGGTAGAGATCTTTGCTTCAGATAACATACCGATCTTTATCGAAGTATTTACAGAGTTCATGAGAACCGACGAATACTACGATCTAGACACAGCGGTTCAAGATTACATGTCAGACGTCTTGGTTGCGATGAGCACAGCTGGTGCTCCGGCGGCAGATTACGAGAAGGCGTTGCTGAACTTCAAGGTGTTCCCAAGAACTGAGCCTGAAAGAGATGAAGCCATTGACGCGGTTGCACTGCAAAGATCGCCGGCTGCAGCTGCACAGACAGGTGCTCAAGCTCTAGACATCGCTACAGCGGTTGAACAAGTTGATATCGTCAAGAACCCAAGAGAACGAGTGGCAATGGAAGATGATTCTGGAGTGCTGATGGAAACAGAGGCGATGCGTAATGCAGGAGGACAACAATGACACCCGCTCAGGTAAAATCAATGTTTCTTCAGTTTATTGACGAAACAGACACCACATTTCAAACTGATGCCGACACCAACCAGTTTTTGGAACTAGGCTTTGACGAGTATCGAAATGTGATCATGCAGCACGATCCAGCTCAGCTTATCAAGCAAGCACAGATCGATTATGCTACACTGCAAAATGCAAACACTCTTGACGTTGATCTCTCTGCAGTGACACCAAACGGTTTTGCTGGGCCCATCATGGGATCTACGGCAACAAATGCTGAGCGGCTTTTCAAACTGAACCGCATCTTTGCAGTAGATAGTAGCGGTGCCATCAAGTATGAAGTGGCGCTGGTGCAAAACGAAACAGATTTTGAAGTGTTCAACTTTGATATCGGCCCACAGCTACAGATGACACTCATTGGCACAAAGCTTATTTGCAACACAGACACCTCAGAGCAGATCCGCATTGATTACACACCGGTGGGATCACTCAACTTTGCAACCGACACTTACATCGATGACAACCACGTGTTTCATCCACTCATTGCCATCTACGCCGCAAGATACTACGCCATCAAAGACGGAGGCATCAATCAGCAACTTGAGGCCAAAGCCAAGACGCTAGAAACAGATTTTGCTTCGTTCTTGCAGCAGCAAAGATCAAACCAGGGTTGGTGGGTGAGCTTCTGATGGCAGCAACGATCGCTTCACTATCTCCCATCTTAAAGGAAGATTATGGCACACCAACCACACCACGTGGCAAAGCAGCGCTGCGCATGAAGAAGAAGAAAGACGGCATCGTAGATCAGCTTCCACCCGCTTCGAGGAAAAAACGTGGCAACAAAAACTAACGAAATAGAGATCCTGCTTACAGGCATGCAATCCACTGATGATAAGAGTGGGCCTGAGTGGATCCAAAACATGTGGATCCCCAACAAGACGCTTGAAGTTCGGCCAGGTTGGGGACAGGTGGCCAACATTGACAGCACTCTGTCGCTGATCAACAACCCGTTGCAAGACATCGGTTTCAGCATCAGAACAGATTACGGTTTTCAAAAGGTGCTAGGATCTACCATCTTCAGAACACCTAGTGGTGCTCGTCAGATCTTGACAGTTTTGCAGACGATTGCTGTGACATCAGATTGTGACGCATCTCCTCAGGTAGAAGATGTGTCTTCCAAGGCTCACGTGGTAAAGGGTTTTGAGGCAGTAGTTTATGATCTGGAAACAGACAACATCTGGCACTATCCGATCATCCACCGCACAAACCAAGAGCGGCCAGATGCAAGGCCAGCCAAGTTTGCCAAAGGTGTGTATGAGACAGATGCAGATTTTGATCGTCAGCGTTTTGTTGGTGGTGCAACCGACGAGCCTGTGTCCTTCACAATGGTAGATAACAAGATCTTCTTTGGATCACCATCACTACCACTACACTGCTACGTTCCCTCTTCTTACAGGCCACGCAGGTTTGAGAAGAGCAAGAGCAAGCAGGCAAACATTGTGTCCTTTCCAAACGACAGCTCTGAGCCGTTTTCTGAAAGCGCAACTTTTGCGCGCATCGTGCCAGTAAAAAACCCGGTGCTACAAGATGCATTCGAATACTTGACAGAGGGTGATCTACCCAATCCAGCTGCCATCACAGAGTATCAGAACTCGCTGGTTGTGGCTCGAGGACGTGAAATATTCTTCTCAGATTTTGATCTAAGAAATGCTTTCAAGGCTGCAAACTTCATCACCATTCAGAGTGATTTTGAGATCACAGCCGTGCATGGTGTCGGATCTTACCTCTACATTTTTACCGAGGGTGAGACGTTCATCTACCAGGCGCCCGCAACAGGTGCTCTGCTCTCAGGCGGTGAAGCCATTCGCATCTCAGAAACCATTGGTTGCTACGGGCCACTGGCCAAAACCACAATAGGCACCCTGATGATTTGGGGTGACAGAAGCGGCATTCACACAGCAAACGGTGCGCAGATCAACACTATCAGTGATCCGATCAAGCACTTGTTTGAGGGTGGAATGAGCAACCCTTACAATAACTACACCACACAGAGCGGATATCTGACATTCAGCAATGAACAGCCAC